TTTTTGATGGCGCTATTTTAGCAGGGCCACACGTTCGCGCAGCCTGCGCCCGCCATTTACGCGATATAGAAACAGGTCACGAGCGTGGATTGTTTTGGGATTTAGAGGCCGCGCGTTATGCCATTGGTTTTTTCCCAGCTGTATTGCGTTTAAACGGCGGCAAATTTGAAGGTAAGCCCTTTGAATTAGGGTTATGGCAAGGCTTTATTGTTGGCAGTTTGCACGGCTGGAAGTGGGTTGCTACTGGCCTACGCCGGTTCCAAATTGTTTACATTGAAACGGCAAAAGGTTCTGGCAAATCGCCACTCGCTGCAGGCCTAGGTTTGTTTGGCATGATTGCCGATGGTGAAAGCCGCGCTGAAATTTACGCGGCGGCCACCAAAAAAGATCAGGCGATGATTTTATTTCGCGATGCTGTTGCGATGGTCGATCAATCACCTGACCTCGATTCATGCATTGCGCGCAGCGGTAGTCGCGGCAAAGAATGGAATCTTGCCTACCACGAAAGCGATAGTTTCTTTCGCCCCATTGCAGCCGATGACGGCCAATCGGGGCCACGCCCGCACATAGGCTTGTGCGATGAGGTGCACGAACACAAAAGCGGCGTAGTTATTGAGATGCTTCGCGCGGGTTTTAAATTCCGCGAACAGCCCATGCTGTTGATGATTACCAATAGCGGTACAGATCGCAAAAGCGTGTGCTGGGAATACCACCAATTTGGTGGCGAAGTTTGCGCAGGTGCACGCCAAGACGATACTTTTTTTGCATACATTTGTTCGCTCGATGATGGCGACGACCCATTCAACGATGAGTCCTGCTGGATAAAAGCAAACCCATCGCTAGGCGTAACCATTCAAGAAAAATATTTGCGCGATCAAGTCACTCAAGCGCGCGGCATGCCGGCCAAAGAAAGCTTGGTCAAACGATTAAATTTTTGCATTTGGACAGAAGCAATTTCCCCTTGGATTGGTTACGAGCCATGGCGAAATGCGGGTCAAGACCCAGTAGATGATTTTGAGCTCTATGGCCGCACCTGTTACGGCGGGTTAGACCTCTCAAGCACCACCGATTTAACCGCCTTGGTGCTAGCGTTTGAACCGGTCGAGCACGATCCCTATTGGCGAGTGCTGCCGTTTTTCTGGTTGCCGGCCGATGGCCTAGCCGAAAAAGCTGATAAAGATCGCGTTGAATATCCGGTTTGGAAAACCCAAGGCCATTTAGAAACAACACCTGGCAAAGCAATCAGTAAATTGCATGTGCTCCATCGCATTGCGCAGCTTGCCGATTTATTCGATATCGCCAGCCTATCCTACGACCGCTGGCGCATTGCCGATTTAAAACAGCTTGCAGAAGACGAAGGCGTATCGCTACCGCCCATGGTCGAATTCGGCCAAGGCTTCAAAGATATGGCCCCCGCTGTCGATCAGTTAGAAACGCTTATCAGTAACGATCAATTACGCCACAACAACAACCCTGTGCTCACATGGTGCGCTGCAAATGCGGTGGTCGTTAGCGACCCTGCAGGTAATAGAAAAATTGCAAAAGACAAGGCCACCGGTCGAGTGGATGGCATTATCGCGCTCATTATGGCGATAGGAAAAACCAATCCTGCCGTTGATAAAGACGCAAATCTATCAGCGCACATTTTAAAACACGGCATAAGAACTCTATGATGAAAAATATCGCGGCGGCAATGCTCAATGTTTGAAAAAATAAAATCATTTTTCACCAAGGGTGACCCTGTAATTCTGGATGCGCCCGACAAAATCGCGGCGGCATTGCAAGAATATACAACGGTCACGGGCGCCAGCGTAACCGCCACCACAGCCATGCAGGTCACAACCGTTTTTGCATGCGTTCGCGTGCTGTCAGAGTCGGTGGGTATGTTGCCCTGCAAGCTCTATAAGCAAACCGGTAATAAAAAAGAAGTGGCCAGCGCACACAACGTGCACCGCTTATTGTCGGTTGCGCCCAACAGCTACATGACAGCACAAGAATTCTGGGAATTGTTGGTGGTGTGCCTGTGTTTGCGCGGTAATTTTTACGCCTACAAAAACACGCTAGGCGGCGAAGTGCGCGAGTTGTTGCCCATTGACCCGTCACGCGTAAAGCCAAAAATAAATGATGATTGGTCGATTAGTTATGAAGTACGTTTTAAGGACGGCGTAAAAACCCTATCGCAAGATGAGCTTTGGCACGTTCGCCTATTCACGGTCGATGGCCTAAACGGATTAAACCCCATCGCCTATGCCCGGCAAGCAATTTCGTTGGGGCTTTCCACCGAAGAACACGGCTCGCGATTATTTACCAATGGTGCAGTAGCCAGCGGCGTATTACGCACAGAGCAAGCGCTTACAGATGAAGCATTTGAACGATTAAAAACACAGTTCCATGGCGAACACATGGGCGTGGCCAATGCTCATAAGCCCATGATTTTAGAGATGGGGCTAGACTGGAAGCCGATCAGTCTCAACGCAGAGGACTCGCAATTTTTAGAAACGCGCCGCTTTCAGCGCGATGAAATTTGCGCAATATTTCGCGTGCCGCCGCATTTGGTCGCCAATATTCAAAACGCCTCGCTCAATAACACCGAAACGCTGGGCTTACAGTTCATGAATTACAGCTTGGTGCCCTATTTAACGCGCATTGAAATGCGTGTTTTGGTGGGTTTGTTGAGTGCAAAAGATCAGAAAAATTATTACGCAAAATTTAACGCCGGTGCATTGTTGCGCGGCGATATTAAAACCCGCTTTGAGCAGTACGTTAAAGGCATTCAAAACGGCATTTTAAGCCCCAACGAGTGCCGCGAATACGAAGATTTAAACCCGCGTGAAGGCGGCGAGATTTATTTAACACCCATGAACCTAACCACACGGCCAAACCAAGACCAAGAGGCAGACGATGCAAACAAAACAGCGGCTTGATTTTTCGCTAAATTTAAAATCTGTTAGCGACTCGGGCGAGTTTGAAGGTTATGGCTCCGTGTTCGGTGTTAAAGATTCCTATTCCGACATTGTTGTGCCAGGCGCGTTTCAAAAGTCATTGAAAAAGTGGAGCGATAAAGGCCAGCTCCCTGCATTGTTGTGGCAGCACAACATGAGCGAGCCAATCGGCATTTACACTGAAATGCGTGAAGACGATGTAGGTCTGTATGTCAAAGGCCGCTTATTAATTGATGGCGACCCCCTCGCAAAACGTGCACACGTCCACATGAAAGCGGGCAGCATTACCGGCTTATCGATTGGCTACATTCTCAGCGATTATTCGTGGAACAAAGACAAGGAGGCCTACGAATTAAAAGAAATTGATTTATGGGAAGTGTCGCTCGTTACCTTCCCGTCAAACGATGAGGCACGTATTGCAGAAGTCAAAGGCATGCTTGATCGCGGCGAAATACCGCCACCCAGTAAAGTAGAAAAAGCCTTGCGTGAGGCAGGGTTTTCTAGCTCGCAAGCCAAAGGCATTATGGCCAAAGGCTACAGCGCACTTGCACCGCGAGAGGCGGGCGCAGAAGCGTTGATTAACATGGTAAACGCAATAAAAATTTAGCAAGAAAACTCACTAAAAAAGGTCGCCCTAAACCGGCGGCCTTTTTTTATGTCAAAAATTCAGAGGAAACTATCATGGCTTTAGATGAAAAAGACTTATCAAACGTTGCCGAAGCAATTCAAACCAAGTTTGATGAATTCAAAAAAGTAAACGACAAACGCCTAGATGCCGTAACGCAAGAGAAATCCGCGTTGGCTGGCCAAGTTGAAAAGCTCAACGAACAATTGAGCGAGCACGAAACGTTTAAAAAACAAGTTGAAAGCGAATTGCTGGCACTAAAACGCCCAGGATCAACCGCGTCAAACAAAGATGTTGAAGCGCACAAAACCGCCTACAACCAATTTCTACGCAAAGGCCGTGATGATGGCTTGGGCGAACTGCAAAGCAAGGCCTTATCTATCGGTGTAGAAGCCGATGGTGGTTACGCAGTGCCAGAAGAAATTGATCGCACCATCCTTGATTTGCAGCGCAATATTTCGCCTATGCGCGCCGTGTGCAGTCAAATTACCGTAGGCACGCCAGATTATAAAAGACTGGTAAACCTTGCGGGTACCGGTTCGGGTTGGGTTGGTGAAACGGCAGCGCGTCCCGCTACCAATACACCTACATTGGCACAGGTTTCGGCCTTCATGGGTGAGATTTACGCAAACCCACAAGCCTCACAAACCTCGCTTGATGATATGTTTTTCAATGCAGAAGCATGGCTTGCAGGTGAAGTTGCCCGCGAGTTTAACGAGAAAGAAGGCGCGGCTTTCTTATCTGGCGATGGCACCAACAAACCAAAAGGCATTCTCGCCTACACCATGGCGCAAACAGCAGACGGCGCGCGCGCATTCGGCACGCTAGAAAAAATTCACTCAGGCACAGCGGGTGATTTTGATAGCGACGATGTAATGAAATTAATCTACACGCTAAAAGCCGCCTACCGTCAGGTAGCGCAGTTCATGATGCCAACGCTCACGCTGTTTAAGGTGCGCACAATGAAGGACTCTACCGGCCAATACTTGTGGCGTCCGGGCTTAGAAGCTGGCCAGCCGTCTACGTTGAACGGTTACAGCATTTCTGAAAACGAAGATATGCCGGCAATCGCCTCAGCTGCGAACGCGGTGTTGTTTGGTGATTTTAAATCAGCCTACACCATTGTGGACCGCTTCGGTGTGCGCGTACTGCGCGACCCCTACAGCAATAAACCAAACGTAGGTTTCTACACCACCAAACGTGTGGGCGGTATGTTGGTAGATTCGCAAGCGGTTAAGGTGTTAACGCTCAGCGTTTAACGGTTTTCAGTAAAAAAATGAAAGGCCACCTTGTTATGGGGTGGCCTTTTTTATTAACTGTATTGGGTGAGGTTTTATCATGGTACTGATTAACGTTAAAAAGCCATTTCGCTATGCGATTGGTGGAATGCATGTTGTTGAATTCTGTGTTGGTGTGCACGAAGTCGCCAAAGAAATTGCAAAAACAGCCATTGACGAATTGAAAGTGGCTACAGAATCAAAAGACAAAAAAGACGTTTTGCCCGCGCTAACGCACGATATAAATGGCAGCCCGTTACCGGTTGTTGACGCCGCTTAAATAAAGTAGCTAGTTACTTTTATTTAAATGAGATTTAGAAATGATCGATATTGAATTGGTAAAACTCCATTTGCATATGGGGCCAGATGATTTTGGTGAAGAAGTCTATTTGCAGCATTTAATAGATTCCGCACTTGAATCTTTTCGTGTGTTTACCAACCGCACGCTGGTAGCGGCGGGTGACGTATTGCCAGACCCATTGGGTAACGCGCTCAGCATTACAAAATCTATCGAGCACGGCGCGCTCTTGCTAATCGGCCACTGGTATTTAAACCGCGAGTCGGTGTTAGTGGGTGTCACAGGCGCTGAGTTGCCTATGGGCACGCACCGCCTGTGGTTGGCCTACCGCTGGAATCACTTTTAGTGGAGCGTTACTAATGGCCTACCGTATTGGTCAATTAACACGGCGCATCCGCATAGAGCGCGATGCCCGCACAAAAGATGATCTTGGCGGCCTAACAACAGGGGCTTGGATTGTTGCAAGTGTATATGCAATGTACCGCAACAAAAGTACCCGCGAATTACTGCAGGCGCAGCAAGTACAGTCAACGGGTGCAGGCGTATTCGTTATGCGCAACCGCAATGATTTATTGCCGCGTGACCGAATAATAATGGGCATGCAGCGTTTCAATATTGTTGGCATCCCTCCGTATGACCCGCGCGCAGCATTTATAGAAATTGACGTTGAAAGCGGGGTGGCAAATTGAGCGCATTCGTCCGCGTAGAAGGCATAGAAGCCCTGCAAAACACATTCAATAACGTGGCACCGCGCGTTGCTCGCAATTTAATGCGTGCCACCGTGCAGCAAATCGCCGCCAATATCGCTAAAGACGTGAAAATTAATGCGCCGGTACTGTCCGGCAATTTGAAAAAAGCCATTAAAGCAAAGCGTAAAAAATCGCACCCCGATGCGCCTGTCAGTCAGGTTCTTGTAGGGCAAGGCAAGTCAGAAGCTAACGATGGTTTTTATTGGAAGTTTATCGAGTTCGGCACCAAAACCATTGCGCCAGCGCCGTTTGTGGGGCCTGCAAAAGCCAAAGCGCAGGGCAACATGAGCGCCATGTTGCGCGAAGAATTCGGCAAAAAACTTGAAAAACATTTAGCGCGTGAAGCCAGAAGGTCGGCGCAATGAGTTTTGAAATCGCAATACAACAATCAATCTATGCTCGGCTGAGTACCAACCCCACTATTTTAACGGCGGCGGTAGGTGTTTTTGATGAGGTCCCGCAAGCCGACGACTCGGGCTCGCCAAGGGTATTCCCCTATATTGTTATCGGTGATGACCAAGCAATCGCATGGGACACAGACTCAGAGCTGGGGGCAGAAGTAACCGCCACCATCCACACCTGGTCGCGTTACAGCGGCAAAAAAGAAATTAAGGAATTGCAGGGCTTGGTCTATGAGGCCTTGCACCGCGCTGAATTCTCGGTAGCGGGTTACGCGGTAGTGCTGTGTCAGTTTTTGCAATCACAATCGTTTTTAGACTCAGACGGCAAAACCCGCCACGGCGTGCAAACATTTCGGTTTTTAATCGAAAAGCTATAAACATTTCAAAAAATTACGGTTAGTAAAAACACCAAAGCCCTCATTCGAGGGCTTTTTTTTGGCTCGAATTTTCTCAATTCAATTATCAACTCAATCACGGGGTGCGTTATGGCAGCGGCAAAGGGTATAGATTTAAAAATTAAAAAGGGCGCGGTCGTGTTGGCTGGCGTGCAATCCAAAAAAATCAGCTACATGGGCGAAGTTATCGATACCACGGGAGATGACGACAATGGCTATCAGTCATCACTCCCTAAGTGCGGTACACGCGGCCTAAATTTTAGTGTTGAAGGCTTGCAAAAAGATGAAGTGTTTCGTGATTTGTGGCTAACCAGCGACAACCACATGATGGCCGATATTTCAATCGTCTACCCCGATGGCGGCGTGGTTACGGGTAGCTTTAACATGGCCTCCTACGAAGAAAGCGGCGAACATAATGACGCCATAAAATTTAGCGCAGAATTCCAATCATCCGGTGCATGGGTTTACGTACCCTCGCCATAACGCCTACTAAAAAACTCACCAAACAAGCCGCTTTTGCGGCTTTTTTTATGTCAATTTTTTGGGTTTATGGTTATGAATTTTAGCGATGTAGCGCTCGATTTTAACGGCAATCAATACACGGTTGCGGGCGCAGATATTTTGCCGCTTATCGCCCGTATTGAAGGCGTTATTACACTTGGCGAATTGGTGGACCACACGCGGCCGTCTAACGCAAAGCTGGCCATGGCTTACGGCCAAGCGCTGCGTTTTGCAGGTGCGCAGGTAACCGACCAAGAGTTGTACCTGTGTATTTTCCAAGAGGGTGCTGCGCAAAAAATGGCGGGTGCTGTTAGCGGCTTGTTGGCGTTAATGATTCCGCCCGAAGCGCTACAACAAAAAGTCGGTGGCGACACAAAAAAGCCCCCGGCGCGCAGCCGCAAGCGCAGCAGTTTGTAAAAAATTGGTACATGGTTTTTGTGGGCACGTTTGGTTTAACTCCTAGTGAGTTTTGGCGCATGCACCCCACGGAATTGTGGTGGTTTATAGAGGCCAAATTGCCCGCTGAACCACCGCCAAAAACTGAGCCAGATTGGAATGAATTATATTTAATGTTGGGTGATAACGATGAGTGAAGTAGTTTCTAGTATTGCAGTAACCGTCGGCGCAAACGTTACCCAATTTGTCCGCGATATGAATACTGCCAGCAGCTCTGTAGAGGGGCTAGGTAAAAAAGCGCGCGCGGCCATGAGCCAACTTGCGGCTTACGGTGCGGCGGCTACGGCGGCGGGCATTGCTGTAGGTGCTGCACTGTATGTTAACGCCTCAGAAGAGATAGACCGCCAAGCAAAGTTGGCGCGCGCCGTGGGCGGCACAACGGCGTCTATTCAAAGTTTAGAGCGTGCAGCGGGTTTGGCGGGCGTTAACGCAGAGGCACTTGCGTCTGCCAACGAAAAATTAAATGCTAAATTAGGGCAAGCGGTAACCGTGGGCGGTGCTGCGGCAGAACAGCTAGACAGAATGGGGTTATCTGCAAAAGCGCTGGCCAATATGGATGCCGACGAACGCCTAGCTGCCATTGCAGATCGTATTGTTAAGCTGGGTTACAACTCAGCGCAATCGGGTGCGGCGTTAAAAGAGTTGGGTATAAAAGGCAGCGAAATGAACGCCATGATGATGGATGGAGGCGATCAATTCCGTGCAGTAAACGCCGAGCTAAAAGAGTTCGGATTTTTGGTGAGTGATGTAGACGCCGCCAAAATCGAAGCGGCTAATGACGCGTGGGATTCGATGGGTTTGGGTATTCAAGCGATTGGAAACACGCTCGCGGTTGAGTTGTCGCCATACGTTGAGGTGCTGGCCACTTATTTTAAAAATGCAGCAGGCGAAAGCGCTGGTTTTAAAGAGCAAATAAAATCAGCGGTTGAAAAGGGCATTAAAGGTTTTGCAAAATTTTCAGACGTTATTCAAGGCTTACGCGTGGTATTTAAAGGCGTGCAGCTCGTTGTGGTTGGCTTTGGTGCGGCTGTTATGTCGGTGATTGAGGGCTACGCTACCGCCAGCGCGAAGCTAACAGATTTTATTTTCGCGGGGCTAAATAAAGTAATTGAGGCTTCCAATAAATTATTGGGCACTAATCAAAAATTGTTAGAAATGCCAAGCGAAAGCGGTTTCATGCAAGGCCTGCACGAAATGGGTGACGCCGCGCGCAATGAAGTGACTGTGCTGCGCGAAGAGCTGGCTGCAATGGCCATGCAAGAAATGCCCAGTGCTGCAGTTGAAAAATATTTAAACGATGTAAAAACAAAATCCACCGAAGCCGCGCAAGTGGTTGTAAATGCCCGCAAAGCGATGGGCAAGGGCGGCATGCCCGAAGAAACCGAAGAAGAAACAAAAACCAAAGCCAAAAAAACCAAAGACGATGCCGATAAAAAAGAAAAGTCAGACGGCATTATGGAAAACCTGCGGGCAGGCACCGCCGCCATGCAAACCGAATTGGCAAAGCGGGCAGAAATTACCGGCATTTACCGCGCTAATCAATTAGCGGCAGACGCCCCTTATTACGCGCAGCAACTCAACGATATAAAAACCACAGAGTTGGTCAAGCAGGCCGAATTAATGGCCACCGCAAAAACAGACGCGGCGCAACGTGCAGAACTGCAAGCGCAAAATTTAGAGCGAGTGGCAGGTGATAAAACCGCCATGGCCGCCATTGTGGCTGAGTATGACGCGCAAGAATTATTAGCCGAACAATTAAAGCAGTCAGGTATAACCGCAGCGCAAGAAGAGGCGCAGTTAGCTCGCGAGCGTTTGCGTAAGGCTGAGATGGATAACGCCATTAGCGTGGCGCTAGGTCTCGGTCAGCAATTAATGAGCTTGGCGCAGGGGCACAGTAAAAAAGCGTTCGAGTTTGCCAAAAAAGCCGCCCTCGGTAGCGCTGTTATTGATGGTTATAAATCCGCTACAGCGGCATGGTCGGCGGGTATGGCTACCGGTGGCCCATGGGCACCTTTCGTGGCTGCGGGCTATACGGCGGCCAGCTTATTAAAAACCGGCAGCTTAATCAGCAGCATTCGCGGCACAAGCTTTGGCAGTAGTGGCGGCGGTGGCGGTTCTGGCGGTGGTGCGACTGCGCCCGCTGCTGTACCAGCTGCAGCGCAAGCGGGTGGTGGTACAAGTGGTGGCGGTGGGAGCTACCGTTTTGAAGGCTTGTCAGCGGGTTCGCTGGTGTCGTCTGATTCTGTAGTTGCCATGCTAAAACAAGCCCAAAAAGACGGTGCCTTGCGCGGTCAGTTGGAGTTCGCGTGATGCCGGTATTTATCAGCAACAATTTATATTTAGCGGGCGATGGTAGTGCGGTTCGCAATCGCCCCATTATTTTATGGGAGTCGTTGCTGTACCCCGCCGGCTACGTTGTCAGCACGTTTGAGGCTGGCTACCCTGGCGCCGCGTTGTGGAGTGGTGATACCTACACTCGCTGGAAGTCTGAGCCAGCAGTGGGGGCAGAAACAGAAACGCTGCGCCTTGTAAAATCAGGCTCTAATCCAGTCGATTGTATTGGTATTTCAGGCCATAACTTATTCAAAGCGGGTATCAATTACCGAATTTTTACCAGTGCTGACAACGTAACATTTACACCGCTAACCCCTGTACGTGTGCCGGTGAATAACCGCGCAATTCTTGAATATTTTGACGCGACCACCAACTTTATTTTTAAAATTGAGTTCTACGTTCCTACCTTAATGCAGGTTTCTATTGCTCATGTAAAACTTGGTGAGGCTTTGGTGCTGCAGCGCCCAAGGTATGTGGGCGAAACACCCAGTATTATTCAAAAAACCGTTGAAAAAATAAGTTCAAAATCGTTTTCAGGCCAGCACCTTGGCAGTATTTTAATATCGCAGGGTGATAAGTTTTCTATCTCGCAAGACAACAACACCGCGCTGTTTGTTCGCTCGCAGAAAGTGCAAGATTTTTTTGCGCACGCGCATTTGTTGCAGAAAAAATCCATAGGGTGTGTAGAAACATTTTTTTACGCATGGCGGCCAGCCGATTACCCGTTAGAGGTTCAATATTGCGGCGAAACAAAAGAGTTCACAGCCCCAAGCAACACGCGCAATAACGGCATGGTGCAATGGTCAATGAGTGGGGACGCGTTTGAATGAGTGAGCAAAAGCTTCTCTATGTCGAAATGGATTGCCCTAGGTGCGCACTGGTGTACGGTACTGCGCCTTGTGCGGCGCCCATTCTCGACCCCGATAAATGCAAAAACACGGCGGCCACCTGTAAAGATATTGCGCACTATACCGGTACCGAAACGCACACCTTGCGCTGGGTAAAATCAGCCAGTTATGTACCAGAGTCGCCCTATGCAATCCCCAGTTTAAACGCTGTGCAAACCAGTTCGCAGCGCATTAATCCGGCTGAAAACCTAGGCAAGCGCGAGCGCGTAACCGCCAGCTTTTTTAATCACAGGCACAACGATATTGATTTAGACCCCTACGTTGATGGGCGAGTTTACAACGCCTATGAGCAGGGCACCTATTGGGGCAAGTTCGCGGCCATGTACCCTAACGTGCAGGGCTACCCTGTGCGGGTAATTCACAGCGATACCGATGGCAATAGCGAAATCTCGCATTACATTGCCGACGAAGGCGCGATTGTGGGCGACAAAACCGGCTACAGCCTGTCAGCAAAAGATGTGCTCGATTTTGCAGAAGGGAATAAAACATTATGCCCAACCCCTAACACTGGAATTTTAAGCGCAGCAGTTGCGGTGGGCGATTCAAGTTTCACTTTGTCGCCGGTTGGGGTGGGTAATGCTGAGTACCCGCTGGCGTTTGAGGCATATATCGGCAACGAATGGGTGCAGTGTACCCGCGTAGGCGATGTTGTTACTTTCGTGCAGCGCGGCATGTTTTCTACCGCCGCCGTAGCGCACGAAAAAGACGATACGCTACAAGTGGCAGAAGTGTTCACTACGCAAAACGTTAGCCAAATTTTAACGCGCTTGCTGGCGTACACCAGCACGCCGCCCGAATATTACAACCAAGCGCAATGGGATCAGCAGGTCGCGATAGTAAGCAGCCCCTCATTAACCGCGCGTATTGGCCAGCCCACGCCGGTGTTTGAGCTGCTGCAAGATTTAATGAAAGACATGGCGCTGGATATTCACACCGATGTAGTCAATAAAAAAATTGTGATGGAATTTTTAATTAATAAAATCCCCACGTTGAGCATAACCGACGACAACATGGACGACCCGGACGCGCTGTATTTTAACGATAAGCGCTGCGATTTATTTTTGTTCTCGTTTGGTCGCAAAAATCCGTTATTAAAAATGGACACGCCCAACAATTACCCCGCCACTATCGTGCGCGCGTCCACCAATGCGGTGGTGCTGGCATTGAAAAACCCGCCGGCCATTCGTCGCCATTTCTCTCGGTGGGTTAGCGGTTTATTGCGTGCGCAAGCCAGCCAAACAACAGCGTTTACAGTGGGGCGTTATGAGTTCGCGCCGCGCGGTTTAGGTTGCAAAATGAAAAACGATTTAGCACCGGTGTTGGCACAAATCGTTAATGTAAAAACCAGTATTTTTGAAGACGCCTACGGGCGCACGCCAACCATTCCCATGCAAGTTATGTCGGCCTCGCGTGGGCAGGCGCACACCAAGTTAGAGCTGGAAGAATTTCGCGCGCTACCCTTCGACCCTAACTCGCTGCTGATTATTATCTCGCTCACAGAATCAGCTGTGTTAATGGGTGAATTTTCGGATATGAGAGGCCTATACAACAGCGTTTATCCAACGGCTATACCTGTGGGTGCCGTTGTGCGGTTCGAGGCTAGTTTTGGGGTTGCTTACGGCGGTTATGAGGGCGCGCCCGATGAATTTGCGCTGGTGATGGGCGATTGGCCGGAGGTTGTTGCGGGAAATTGCGATATCGAAATAGTTGGCCTTGGTATCGCTGGTTTTGGTGGTTCTGGGGGAGGTATTGAACTGGTTAGCTCAGCCCCGGCATATTCTGGGTCTGATGGATCAAACGGCGGCGCAGCGCTGTACACGCGTGTACCGGTAACGCTAATTGATTGCGTGGTTGGCGGTGGCGGTGGTGGTGGCGGCGGTTCGGCTTCCGATTACAGCGGTAGTGTCGGCCAAGGTGGCCTTGGCGGTACTGGCGCAGGCTTTGATGGCTCCGGTATAGCCATGGTTGGCGGTGACGGAACAGAAGGCGACGGTGCAATTGGCGGTAGTGGCGGCGCTCTAGGTCAAGATGGGGCGGGTGGAATGGGCGGTAATAATGCTATGGGCGGTTTTGCTGGACTGGCTATAGACGGTGCATCTTTCGTCACGCTATCCGGCACCACAACGGTTTACGGCTCACAAATTAATTAGAGGTTTTTATGGTGTTAGGTGTTTTTCAGGCAACCATAGTTGATGCGGTGAGCAATAGGATAGTGCCGCTTGCAACGGTTTCGGTTGTTGAGTCCGTCACGTTGGCGGCGCCTGAATTATTTATGGATCGTGACGGGCTCATTCCTTTAACTAATCCATTCGCAGCCGATGAAAACGGATTTGCACGGTTTTATGTGGTGCCGGCACGCTACAACATAATGGCCAGCGGGTTCTCGGGCGCTGCGTCATCGTGGGTTGACGTTGTTATATCGTCGGCAGCGTCTATAGAGGGCGGCGGCCTAACCACTCAGGTCGCGCCCATTGTGGGTGGTGCGCTTGATTTGTCCGATAGTGGTATATCAGTTTGGCAGGTCGAGATGTCGTCAAACGTTACGGCAATAACCTTGCCAACAAACGACGACCCTACGCAAGCGATAGCTGTCACGATTATATTTTCTCAGGGTGTGGGTGGTGGTTACAGCGTTGGTGGTTGGCCTGCAGTCAGTTGGGAGGGCGGCCTCATTCCATTAATCGACACGTCTTCAAGCGGGAAAACAACGGTACAGTTTTTGCTGCTGAGCGGGAAATTACCGCTGGGCGTTAGCTAATGCGCAAAAAATTTGGTGATGTGCGTTACAGCTCATCCGTTACGTTCGGGATGTACCCTGTCCCGGTTGGGGTTGATACCTATTCGGTATCCCCTGTGCTGGGTGAGTGCGTTCTCAGGTTGTCGCTTTTCGATCATACGCTTTACGACATGGACTCCTATTCTGTATCCCCCGCGTTGACCTCTGCCACCATGACGGCTGAGACGTACACAACATACGATCACACTCTTTACGATATAGACACTTACGCAGTCGCGCCCACGCTTGGTGCCAGCACGCTTGCGGAAACACTGGTGGATCACACCCTTTACGATATAGACACTTACGCAGTCGCGCCCACGCTTGGTGCCAGCACGCTTGCGGTAACACTGGTGGATCACACCCTTTACGATATAGACACTTACGCAGTCACACCAACCCTTGGGGCGAGCACGCTATTATGACAATTAATTTTAAAATAAAATTCGGCGGCGAATACCGCCTGCAGGTTTTTGATGCGGATATGGTTGAAAAAACCGACACTGGTTTTTTTGATAACATTATCACAGACGCTTTTTTCAATACCATTTTAGCGGCTGGTGGTGGTGCCCCAAATACTCAGTTTAATTATTGTGGTGTTGGTTCTGGCTCTGCTACTCCGATGGCTAGTAATACCTCAATAACGCAGTTGGGCGCGCGTGTCGGCCAGTTTTCTGCCAATACTACGAACAGCGGTATGGTGAATACGACGGTTATTCAATACCGGTTTACGGTTGGCGCGATTGTAGGAACAATTGCGGAGGTTGGGCTGTTTTTAGGCAGCACTGGCGGCTCAACAAATTCACGCGCACTGATTAAAGACGGTGTTGGCGCGCCAACGACGATTACGTTGCTTGCGACAGACACGCTCTATATTACATGGCGCGCCACTTGCACCGTTCCGTCTACAGATGTTTCCGGCGTTCTATCCGTCAGCGGTGTTAATTATAACTACGTCATGCGCCCGTGTAATATTACGGCGGGGTTGCCGTCGTCCAGTGCGCAAAACGTTCATGTTGTTTGTAACTCTAGGCCTGTTTCGCAACTGCTTTCTCTAGGTTATATCGGAGCATTAGCGACTCAGACTCTGGGCGCTGTTACGTCAAGGCCTTCTGGCACGGGCTTTTTCGGATCGATTGGCACGACTGGCACCTATACAAATGGCACGTTTACCATGGTGGCCACTTACACGCTGTTGCCGGCACAGGGCAATACAGGCAGCGGAATAGGTTCTCTCATGCTATGTGATGGAGGTGTTGTGACGGGGTCAGGCTATCAAATTTCGTTTGCGGCCGTAACGGGTGGCGGCACGATTCCAAAAGACTCAACAAAAACGTTTACTCTCGTAGTCACCTATACGTTTGGCCGATAAATGAGCACGCAATTGAGTATAAATCCAGTGAGGGTTGCGCAAGAATTCGCGCTGGTTACCCCTCGTGACGGTGGGCGAGGCAGTGCCGCCAGAATGGATGGCAGTGTTGCCTCTGTTGCGTGGAGTGGCACACATGTAACTGTGGGGGGTATTAATGTTTTCCCGTTGTGGTATGCGCCAGAAAATTTAGATTTTGCGTTTGACCAGCTGGACCGTCCGCAAATCTGCTGGATAAACCCGACCGACAACAGTGCGTATATTTATTTTTATAACGGCCTAATCTCAAATTACGACACGCTGTCGTTAGGCGTTAGTGCGCAAGCGGTGGCGATATGCAATGATTATCTGTTAGAGGGTGGCGTAAACACGGTGCTGGTTTATTTAAATAACGGTTATCCATCGTATAGGCTGCAATCCGACCGGTTTACGGTTGAGTATCAATTGCTGTCCAGTAGGCAGGCGTGCGGCATAAAGGCGTTCGGAATTGGTAAAAGCACAAACAGTATTCAGATAATTGTCGGTTTGTAACGGCAGGTAATATTTTCTCACGCAACCAACCCGCTTCGGCGGGTTTTTTATTTCTTAAAAAAGAGGTTTTATCATGACTTTATTAGTTCCAAACGAAGGCGAAGTAGACGGCCTTGATGCATTTGTTGGCAAGACGATGACGGGTTTAATTCTAAAATTGTTCAAAAACAATTACACCCCAATCGAGGGTTCAATTGCTGCTGATTTTACAGAGGCAGACTTCACTGGCTATTCGTCAAAAACGCTAACGGCGTCAAGCTGGGTGACAACGGCGGGCGCACCATCGAATACAGCTTATCCGGTGCAGGCTTTTACCAGCTCGGCAAATCAGACGTCACAAAGTGTGTACGGCTATTATTTGGTTCGCGTCACGTCCGGCAAAATTGCTTACGCGGAACGCTTTACTGATGGCCCATACCCCATTGCGAACAGCGGCGATTCAATTTCAATTACTCCAGTAATTACCTTCGACTAATAGGTTAAAACATGGCTATTTCAACAGCAGATCAATACATAGCAGCGGCTAAACAGCGAATCCCATGGGTAAAAACAGCATCGCGAACAACGGTTGCCCTTAATGCGTTCTCGATGTTCGATTTGGCTGGCAGCCCGGGTGCTGGCGTATTGGCGGGAACATCGACGGCGAACGGTGTTGTGCCTACGGCTGCCACGGCTGGCGCACCGCTTATTAATGCATTCGGCGGCGGCGCTGTCGGCTACCTAAGCGGTGTGGAAATAAGCAGCACTGTGGTTAGTCGTGTAAATATTTACGATTTGGTTTTTAAGGCGGGTGCTTACGCCTTTACGGCGGGAACAACGGCTTTAAGTGCGCAGCCTTCATTTGCTTCGCGCATGCCTGGGGCGAATTACGGAGGGACTGAAATATGGGTGCAGGTGAGCACGGCGTTTGTAACGGGCACATCATGGCAAGTTCAGGTCACCTACACGAACCAAGCGGGGGTAGCGGGTCGCACAACGGTAGTGTCTGCCGCCGCTGCCGCTGCCGCGCTCAGTCTCGGCAAGGAATTCTTATTGGCGCTGCAGGCGGGCGATAGTGGCGTACAAAAAATTGAGTCTGTCATTGTCACCAACGGCGGCACCGCAATGACGGCGGGCGCATTTAACGTTCTGGTTCGTCGGAGGCTTCTAAGCACGCGAATAGCAACGGCAAACGGGACGACAAAACTTGATCTCTTCGGCACGGGCATGCCTGTTGTTCATTCGGACTCATGCATTGACGTTCAGATAATTGCTGATTCAACGTCAACCGGGCTTCCTGATATAAATTTGGAAATTGCCAATGGTTAGTATTTGGCGCAGCCAACCAACGGGGCGTATCGATAATTCGCCTCGCGTGGATTTAATGCTGGGCGGGGTTTCTGCGAAAGTTAGGGATGGTTTTTTTGAGATTTTGGGCGAAACATTTACAGCTGTTAATGCAGGTGATGTGGATGTTGCGGCTAACTGGAGCCCTGCAGGTGTGCCCGGAGTTTACGATAAAGCTATAATTACAGGTTTTGTCATGACCGTGCCCAGCGGGTACGTTTTCAGTCCTGGTGAGATTGCTTTTACGGGCTCAAGCGACTCAGCGCGTGCGGGCCTAACAATATCAGCGGGCGGCATTTTTCGGCAGGCTGGGAATGCTGCTTTTAATGATTTTAACAGGGTTACTGTTGCTGGCGAGTGGGATTTAAACGGATTTGATGCAAATTATACCGTTTCATCCGGGTCAGATATTAACAACTGGATCGAAAGTTCTGGTGCGGCGTGGAAGATTTGGTCGTCCTCGACGCTTGGATCAATTCAAAAAAATGATGGTTCAGCAGTTTACGGCAGATTGTTTCTGCAGTCAGGGTTCCTGAGCAACATTAAATTTCATTTTGGTGGCGGTTATTATTCTGGCGGATATGTTCGAGTTAAGAAAAACGTTTTTTATAACATGGGTCATATCCAAACAGGCCAGTACACTTACGCAGGGGATGACTGGTATTTTGAAGAGAATGATTTTGATGGGTGTCTGTCGCCGGTAGGGTCTGAATGCGCAATATTTGCTTGCCAGCTTGATTTTTCAGGCGACCCGCTAACAGGTATAAAGGCTTTTAAGAAAAATACGTTTAGATACTCAAATGTCTCTGGCGCAATTGTAAAATTTTCCGACAATACAACATTCGAGCCAGATTATAATTACTTCGATAAGGTTGAAGTCAGTAATTTTAACGGGACAACAAATTGGCGTCACATATTCTCTTCGGCAAATAGTTTTGGCGGCCTAAATTACATAACGATTTTTGATTCGTATATCAGCCCAAAAACAGATAACCCTCACACAATGCCGCCCCCGTCTCAAAACTTAGACGGCGTTATTATTGAGGCAATTTATCCGGCTGGCTCAACTGATGGCGGCGACCATTTCATAACTGGAAACCTTGGGAACTCTGTAAAAAATTCAATCATAATCGATGGCTGGGGCGGCGCGTTAATAAATGCCCTTGGCGCAGACATGAGCGGAAATTATTCGCTTGAGCACTGTACTGTAGTCGCGGACGTAAATGACGCTGCCTATGGGATTATGGCGAGAAATGAAAGCGGCGGGAAATTTATAGGCACGCTGTCGCTCAGATCGAATATTGTTAGAGCAAGAAGCAATCCGTCCGGCGTGACAAATATACGAGCGGTAAACATGGAAACCGCAGGGATAGACCAAGTCACAACAATGGGGCACAACTGCATAAGCGGGCTGGGGTCTGTAATATCAACTTTGTTTTATAATGTTACCGGAACTGGGAAAACGTATGGCGATTCTGGTTTTGGTGGTGGCGACCAAATAGGCGTAAATCCTAATTTTTACGATGAAAACAGAGGTATTTTAAGTTGGGGGGCGACTGTTGGCGCGGCCAACTATCAGGCTTCGGTAGACGCTCTTTTAAACGGTGTTAATGGGTACGATCCATCTACACACCAGCAATCGGCTGGGCTTGTTACTGGAAACAACGTTGTAAGCCTGCTGGATCATGTTCGTTACGGGTTCCGTCCGGCAAATATAGCATTGAAAGACGCTGGTCATGACGGCGTAACCATCGGGGCGCAGCCATGGATTCCCCTATCGGCCGCTTATTCATATACCGGAACAAGCGGTTTATTTTCCGGCGGTAGCGCCATAATCGCTAGAGCCAAGGCGTTTGTCGCTTCTGGTGGCGTAACTCTCTCGGGGGCTGCATCTCGAATCAGGGGAAAATCCTATTTTGGGTTGGGTGGCCTTTCAGCTGGCGGTAGCTCTGGCACGTCCAAAAATAAATCACCCGTTGTGGCTGGTGGCCTGCAGGTTGGTGGCAGTGCAATAACGTCTGGTGCTGGCATTAAGCAATACGTTGGTGCCGGCGGTTTATTTTCTGGCGGCGCGGCCAATTGCAGTTTTTTTGCCGCCGGTACCAGTTTTAGTCGTGCATCTAATGATAGAAAAATGTTGATTGAGTCGGAAAATAGGTGCTTAAAAATCAGCTCAGAAAATAGACTTTATAAAATAGGTGCGTAATGTCAAATTCAATGTATAGAGATGAGCAAGGCCGTTGGTCAATGATTAAGGACCCACAGGCAACGCTAGATTATTCATTCGACTGGACTGCTTGGCTTGCTGGGGTGGCCGATGTTATCAGTGGTGTAAGTTATGCGTTTTCGGGCGGGCTGGTAAAAGTGTTCGAGTCGCGGCTTGAGGGTGTTGCGACCGTGGTTGTATCTGGCGGGTCTATTGGTTCGGATGCAAGTATTACGTGCACCGTTACAACGGCGGGTGGTCGAGTCGATCAAAGAACGTTAATGATTAATATTCAAGATCGATAGGGCAATGCTTTTTTTAAAATTACGTTGAATTTACGTTTTAATTTTTGAAAGCCTTATAAGTAAAGGCTTTCCTAGTCCGGCCTCGGGCACCATTTTCTATTTTGCAACAACTCGCAATAACCCGCAAAGCATTACACCTAAAGGCTTTTGTTGTTTTTTCCCCTTCTGAAATATCGCAATAGCTAGCAATAAAACGTATATTATTGCGGTGCGTTACGTTTTATTTACGTTGCGAATTACGTTTTGGGGTTTTGGATGGCGGGGTTTAGGAAAGTCGGGGAAAAATGGGTTGCAGAGCTGTGCGTCAATAATATCCGTAAATCCAAGCGTTTTGCTACTAAAGCTTCGGCTCGGGCGTGGGCGTTAGAGACAGAGGATTTGCTGTCGCGCGCGGTGGCCCATGTTGATGTTTGTGTTGATAGTACTCTCGGTGATGTGTTCTTGCGATACGCGAATGAGGTGTCTGAGCACAAGAAGGGTGCGCAGTGGGAAATTGTGCGGCTGAAAATGTTTTGTCGTGATGAAATTGCGGCGGTGCCGGTTGTTGATTTACGCCGCGAGCATTTTGAGGGGTGGCGTGATCGCCGCTTGTTGAGTGTTGCGGCTGGTTCTGTAAATCGCGAGCTGAATTTAATAAGCCACTGTTTAACACAGGCTCGGCGCTGGCGCTTGATGGATCACAACCCGCTGACAGATTTGAAGCGCCCTAAAAATCCCCCGCACCGCGACCGCCGCATTTTTGAGCATGAAATATCGGCGTTGTTAATCGCGTTAAATTACGCGGACGAATACCCGGTAACTCAGCAGCAGCAGCGCGTTGCAGTGGCGTTTTTATTTGCGATTGAGACGGCGATGCGCGCGGGTGAGATATGTGCCCTGGAGCCGCGATTTATTGATTTGGGTGAGCGCACGGCGCATTTGCCGGATACTAAAAACGGATTGCCGCGAACTGTGCCGCTTTCGCGTGCGGCGGTGGCATTGCTAGAAAAGTTGCAGCCGTGGCCTGAGTGCGGCGGGGTATTTGGTTTGGCCTCGGGTGTTCTTAGCTCGCTGTTTAAGCGCGGCACTGAGCGTGCGGGTATTGAGGGTTTAACGTTTCACGACACGCGGCATGAAGCGATTACACGGCTCGCTAAAAAACTGGATGTGTTGCAGTTGGCGCGCATGGTTGGGCATAGGGATATAAAGCAGTTGATGACCTATTACAACGCAACGGCGGCAGAAATTGCGCGGCAGCTAGATTAGGCTGCGCGCTTTTGTTTTTTTACCCATTCCTGAATTTCTTGCGCGTACCAGCGCGACTGGCAGCGGCTGCCGGTGTCTGTTGGTAATTTTATCGCAAGCGGAAAATTTACCGACTTGCTCACGCGGTCCACAAAATTGCGTTCGCTCATGCCCAAATATTCTGCGCACTGTTTCCCCGTCCAAATGATTTTATCGGGCGGCGGTAGCAGGCGCAGTTTTTGTGCGATTGAGTCTGCCAATTTTTCGTAGTCGATTTCGTCCATCTTTGTGCCTGCTGATTAAAAAAATTGTTTAAATCTTGGTAATGCTTTGCGAATATTTTTTGTTAATTCGGTGATGCTCTGCACGCCTAAAAACTTGTCATTGCAGTACACGCGGTAATTGTCGATTCTATCGCCCTCGAAACATTCAAAAACGGCGAGCTCGTTAGTCTGCTTGCGCTCTACAGTAATTTTCATATAGGGGTCAATAAAAACGATTGAGTTTGGCGTTTTTTCCGCGTTGCGTTTGCGCTCTTGGGCGGCATTCGCTTGCTCGCTCCATAGCTTCCCTGCCTTTTTAGTTACTCGATAAGCCATTGATTTATATACCTCGACTTTGCGTAAACTTTATATTCCACTGTTACATTTCTTCGGTTTTAATCGTGTGCCGGTACTTAACAGTGTTGTCGCTGTTGGTTACATCAAATGAATACGAACCGTCATCGTTATCTGAAATGTTGCTGCAAACAAATAACTTTTCACCGCTGTCTTGGCAATTGAAAAGCAATGAATTAACTGCTCTTTGCTCTGTTTTTAAATTAAACATATCAATTGCGCTTAGCGCGGTTTGCATTGCAGTATCAAATTCAACCGGTAATGATTCTGGCAATTCGCGCCCATAATTGTTTTTGTATGGTTCAATTCTTCGCCAGAAAGCTCGACATATTGAATTAACTACTCTCTTGGTGTTTTGCATCTTACAGCCTCTCAAATGTAACAAGGTTATGAAAAAGGACGCGGTTTAAGTCGTCCAAATATCGTAAAATTTACAGCGCGCCTTTTATAACGGCGTTATACGCCTGTTTGCCGCAACGTTTCGTCAAACGCTCTATAAAAAGCAGTATCAGTAGCAACCATCACTTTACCCACACTGTATGGGTTTTTATCGCACTTTTTATAATGTGCAACGGCAACGGTTTTGTCCCCTGTTTTGCCGCAGTATTTTGCATCACCACGTCCATCGGATGAAGTACCATCAAAAAGTAAGTAAACAGTAGTCAAGTTTTGTACTCCGTTGGTTTCGTATAACAATTCGTAGCAGCATCAGTCGCTACGCTCCTTGGACAGCCTTCGGCTGCCGCTGAACTCGGCGTTATACGGCCAGCCGAAGCTTTGCCGCGTTAAAGTATTTTTCTTCAATCTCAATACCTATAAACCGCCGCCCTAAATTTTTACACGCTTCTCCGGCGGTACCGCTCCCCATGCAACTATCCAAAACTAAATCGCCTTCGTCCGTGTAGGTCTTTATCAGCATCTCAATCAATCCGAGTGGCTTTTGTGTTGGGTGTATCTTTGCCAGCTTGTTGTCTTTTGAGTGCCGCTGAACACTGCGCGGGTACCGTTCTGTTGAATCGTATTGCACTTTTTTAATTGCTTTACCGTAAACTTCACTCCCTACAGTTTTTCTTCCCGCTGTCTTCCGTTCGTGCCCATCGGTTTTCTGTGGGTTGTACTTCGGCAGCTTGTCGTAAAAAACAAGAATGTTTTCATGCGCCTTTAGTGGCATTCTCTTCGCATTTAAAAATCCGGTGG